TCTTGATGAATTAGAACTTCGTTCTGGTGATTTGTATGTAGATGATATAAAAACATATGTTACATTCTTAGAAGATTTTAAGTTGGATCCGGATGACTTAGATGTGTATGGAGCTAATTTTGATTCTAATATTCTTAAAAAAACAGTTTTATCTGAGGATGGTCCTTATCAATTTATAGTACCTTCTAATTACACTGGTACTTTATATTTAGTTAATTCGGCTGGTACTGATTTAGAAAGTTATGTTGTAGGTACTGTTGATGTTAGTGTTATTAATTTAACAGGTGAAAATGGAAAACCATTTAAAATTACTGGGGCTGAGATACATTTAACATATGTTACTGAGCCATGGAGAGGTAAAGGTTTAGGGTATAAAATGTACACTATGCTTTTAAAGGCTTATAAAAATGTATTTTCAGATAGTATATTATATGAGGGTAGCTTAGCTATATGGGCTAAGAAATTAGCGCCTTTAGGCGCAGAATCCGGCAATTTTTTCGGCGCTCAAGTGGGTGGTATAATAGTGCCCATGTCTGCGGAAGATGTAGGTAATCGCGATATTATAAACGATGTTGGTTTAGATCACCTTATTGTATCTGTTAGTCCACCACAAGTATTATTGGATATTAAACGGAAACTTGTTGGCTTGTCATTAAGCGATGGTGATTATGGTGTATTTGAGCCTTCAACGAAAATAAAAGCTGCTCAACTTCAAGATATAGTAGACGAATCTGCTTCTATAATGGATGTGGTAGACCAAGCAGACCTATATCAGGTACTGGGGGGATATAGAGAAGACCAATATTCAATGATAGTAGTGGCTCTACAGGACGCCATGGTAGTTGTGCGTGAGACGGACGATGAGGTAGAAATGCAATTAATTTAAAAGTATTTTGGAAAAGACGTGCCTCCGCAGGATTTTGGTCGTATATTTATAGTATAATTAAAAATAATAAAGGTTATGAACGCAATTATCATTTTAATCCTAGGAGTATTAATTACACGAATGATTATTACTCAACGAGCTGAAGTAAAGCCTACATTTAAGGAAGAAGTAATCAATGTATTACGCAGCCTTGCTTTTAACTTTGCAATGTTTTTTGCTATTCTTATTATTCTTAACTTTTTTAATTAAAATATTGCTCAAGTGGCGAAAGCGAGATTACCATGGTAATCCGATAGTAGACGCTAGTTTTTCTAACTTGAAAGAGTGTATAGGTGCAAGTCCTATCTTGAGCACAAAAAGGTCCTGTAACCAAGTGGTTAGGTGGGGCTTTGCAAAAGCTCATACAGCGGTTCGATTCCGTTCAGGACCTCAAATAGCGCCTATAGCTCAGTTGGTTAGCAGCAAATGACTCATAATCATTAGGTCCCTGGTTCGAGCCCAGGTAGGCGCACTAAATTTATTATTATGTTACTATTAACAATCGTTTTACTTATTGAGACAATTTTATCAATTACTTATCTTTATACTCTAACTAAACGAATAGAGTGTTTAGAAGATAAAATTAGCGAGTTAAAAACTCGGCAGATTAAACAATTATTAAAAGGATAAATTAACGGCCTCGTGCCGTTTTCTTTTTTTTCTATATATTTATATATATGGATATAAAGAAGATATTTGATTTATTTGACTCCGAAGATAAGGGGGATAATGCTGCTTATATCGATTTATCTGAGCATCCTATAGTTTATATGGGTATGTTTAAAAAATTAATCTACAACTATGAAACATTCAGTGAACAACTAATCCAGTTTTTTAATAGTTCTAATGAGAATTTAGATACGGATGATGTAAAGAGGGCTGGGGAGAGTATGGTATATAATAGGGCATTTGAACACTTAGAAAAACTAGACTTAGGTAACCCAGTCCATGTTGAATGTATAGAAGAATATTCTGATCCTATATTTTTTAGGGCGTTGAGTAAAAGCCTTAAATATTTTGAAGAGGTCGAAGAGTATGAAAAGTGTGCCTTTATTCAAAAAATCTTAGATTTCTTTTAAGGATAACTTGGTGTTCATTCTCTATTATATTATATTAAAATCACGGGTTTTGAGAGTAAGGAAAAAAGGATGTGGGATGTAAGAACACGGGATACAAAAACATTAAAAATCAATATTATGAAAAATAAAAACAACGTTTTACACCAACTAGATAAACTAGATAGCATTGCTAATCAATTAGGGTTTATTGTTAAACAAGAACAACCATTAGAAATATACATGGAAGGACTTGAAAAATTAAAAGACATAATTGAGCAAACTCGTCTGTTTATTGAATCAGAACCTACAATGTATAACTAATATGAAATTAACCGCTGAACAAATCCAGAATAACTGGATGGATCTAGAGGAAACTATTAAAGTATTCATTAGTGAACCACGCCGTTCACAGTTACTTGATTTATATTCTAGACATTCAGAACGTATTATGATGATGCCCGCGTCATATAAGAAAGAGTATCATAACTCATTCCCCGGGGGGTATGTTGACCACATTTTACGAGTAGTAGACTGTGCTCTTAAATTAAATGATGTATGGGTAGATATGGGAGTAGATGCTTCTACATATACCAAAGAAGAATTAGTATTTGCAGCCCTAAACCATGATCTAGGTAAGATGGGGGATGAAGAACATGAGTCATATATCCCTCAGACCGACCAATGGCGTAAGGATAAATTAGGTGAGGATTATACCTTTAATAATAAATTACCATTTGCTTCAATACCAGATAGAGGACTATTTTTACTTCAGTCTAATGGCATTCAGTATTCATTTAACGAGATGATTGCTATTCAAACTCATGATGGTTTATATGATGATGGTAATAAAAAATATCTGATGGCTTGGACACCCGAACAACGCCCTCGCACATCATTACCTTTTATTATTCACCAGGCTGATTTGATGGCATCTCGTATTGAATTTGAACGTGAATGGTTACCTAAATTTAAAAATGGTAAAATCACCAAGTCAGATAATTTTGCACTTACAGAAAAGAAAACAAGTAAACCTACAATTAAAACTAAAACATTATCTAATGTTCAAAGTGAAGGTTTAATGAATTTATTAAATAATTTATGATAACATTATCTATAGTATTAGGGATATTGGTCGTAATCTTAGGATTTACGACCTTTAATCTTCTTAAAAAAACTGAAAAACAAGAAGATATAATTACACTACGAGATGAAATTCTTGTATCGTACCAAATATACCTAAATAAAATATCAGATATAATTAAATTATCAGACAAAAAACTAAAAGAAGTAGATCACAAAGGATCATTTGAATCAGATGATGAAATCGGTTTTTTCTTCCAATCAGTAAAACAACTCCAAGAAACACTAAATGTGTTTAAAATTAAAGATTTATGATTGAGGTGAAAGAAAAGAAAAAAACTCAATATTTTACCCAAGATACTGAGGATGCAATAGTAGAATACAATAATACTACAGATTTTGAGTTGAAGGATAAAATATACCGTGAGGGTATCCACTATGCTTTCTTTAAATTAACAGAAAATATTATACATACCTTTAAATTTTATTATACTGAGGTAGATAATATTCAGGATTTACAACACGAAGTAATAACATTTTTACTTTCTAAAATCCACCTATTTAACCCAGAGAGAGGAGCAAAAGCATTTTCTTATTTTGGTACTATCGCTAAACGTTATTTAATTATTACTAATACTAAAAATTATAAAAAACGAGTAGATAAAGCACCTATTGAAGAAATTGAGTCGAATGAGCAGTTTTCATATCGTATAGATGAAGGATTATCACATGATAGATTATCTAATTTTTTAGACGAATATATAACATACTGTACTACAAATATTTATACTTTATTCCCTAAAGAAATTGATGCCCAGATAGCTGATGCTATATTGGAATTATTTCGCAAACGTGAAAATATAGATATATTTAATAAAAAGGCATTATATATATACATTCGTGAGATTATTGACGCTAAAACGCCTAAAATCACCAAAATAGCTAATAAGTTATATGATATATTTAAACAACATTACTATTTCTATCTAGAAAACGGGTATACAAATTTCTGATGTTTATATTTATAAGTAAAACATTATGAATGGATTGGACAATGTTGTATTTGGTAAAAAGAAATTTTCTGACATATTAGAGGAAATTTACACCAATCAACAAAAGAAAGACAAACAAATATCTGCTTTAATATCTGAGTTAAAGCCGCTTGTTGAAAGTATAGGTGATGCTACTCTTATTGTTCCATTAATCAAAGAATACTTAGAAATAAGTGTTAAAAATGATGAACAATTAATTAAGATGGCTACCATTATCCAACGCATAATGAATAACTCAGTAGGTGAAGGTGGTGGATTTGGTATTTCGGATGAAGAAAAAGCACAATTATTAGCCGAAATAGATAAAATTAAAAAAGAAGAATAATGCCTAGTATTAAATATGGTTCAATAGGTAATATACAAAATAATACCAACACATATTCTGCAGTCATATCCCCTGCTGTTAATACTAATGGGAATAATAACAGCATGATGTCTATTACCCCAGTCCGTGTATTAGATATTATATTAGATAATACTCATCCTAGATTTAAAGAATATGGAGAATGGAATAGTATTGGAACTATATTTTATGAAGATGTTACATTTCCAACAAGTATATTAGGAGGTGATAATCCTGTTATTCCTAATATTCCTGCCTTTCCCATATTCCCAAATATTAAACAATATCCTCTTATTAATGAGATAACATATATAATAGTATTGCCGGGAAATGATTTAATGGATAATGTTAATTCTCAAATATCATATTATTTACCCCCATTAAACATATGGAATAGCCAACATCATAATGCTGTCCCTGTTACCTCAACCATATCACCCGATCAAGACCAAGATTATACTCAAACTGAGTTAGGATCATTTAGACGAGTAACTGATAGTAGTACTGAAATTAATTTAGGTAAAACATTTAAAGAAAAAATAGATATTCACCCTTTACTACCATATGAAGGAGATACAATATATGAAGGTAGATGGGGTAATTCATTTCGTTTAGGTTCAACGGTTAAAAACGCTACTATACCTAATAAATGGTCATCAGTAGGTGAAAACGGAGATCCTATTTTAATATTAAGAAATGGCCAAACTACTTATACTAGTAATTCATGGGTGCCTGAAACTGAAGATGTAAATAATGATTTATCATCTATCTATTTAACATCAACCCAACAACTCCCATTATTCCCAGCTAATATAAATAATTCTTCATTTTCTAAATCAACACCCCCTACTAACGTAGGGCAATATGAAGGAAACCAAATTATATTAAACTCAGGTAGATTAGTATTTAATGCTAAGTCTGATTCAATATTATTACTAGCTAGTAAAGCAATCCAATTATCATGTGGTGATACTTTAGGTATAAATGCTAAACAAATATCATTAACCGCTGATAAA